TCCTGTGGAGTCTTCCGTGGGAAAAGCTCATCGAAATCAGGGATGCTGTCGAGCAACTCTGCGCATCGATCAGGGCCGCCAACTGCGTCATCGCAGAGAGGGCTTGAACGACGGCGTGGAGTAATGCCGGTCTGTGGGAAAGATGCTCCAGGCGGCTTTCCATAGGTAATAACGAGGTCAGTTCCTGACTCAACATCGGTAATGTCGCCATACTCGGGGTTGAGAACAAGCTGGAGAAGCTGCTCGTAAGCACGCTTTCCAAAACCCCAGATGCGAACACCCTTCTCCTCCTCACCTCGGACAAGAACGGGAGCAAAGAAACGCTGCTTTGCCATCAGATCCTTAGCCTGCTTGATGCTGGCCTCGTCACCTGCCTGGAAAAGCTGACGAACAAAGTCGTTAAGTGGGTCGTCAATGCCAAAGTTACGCTTCGGGCTGAGAAAACCAGGGTTCTTACCCAGGTTGTAGTGGAACCAAAACTCCTTAAATGGATCGCCATCAGGGGTTGGAACGATACGAATGGTCTGTTCACCATCCTCGGGACGCCAGAAGGGAGACTCCTTCTTACCGCCCTTGTTGTGAAGTGCGTCAAGCTTTGCACGCATCTTGTCAAGATTGATACCCATTTTTCTTTTCTCCTTGTTGTTTAAAGAAAGACTGGCAAATATCCCAGCCCTACTGGTTCTGTATCATTGGACTGTGGATCAAAAGGTATCCGTAGTCCGTCTCATAGTTGGTAGGAAAAACACCATAGGAAACTGTTTTTGTTTCATCAGTGATCTTTCCTGTCATTTGTGAAACGATGGTCTTGTGTAAAGAGCCATCCTCTCGCAACCTCTTGCCTCCAACACAATAAATGTAGCATGCTTCCCGTGGTGTGTCAAGTGAAAAGAATAACTTTTCTTCATCCTTTTCAAAGTCATAAATCCCAACTGTGGAGATTCGGCGGGTTTCTCCTGGCTCTTCTAGTCCGCCCATGACTGGTTCTTGGTTTTTGCACACATTTATCATGTGGAGAGTTGAAACGATGATCTCGTTCAACTTGTCATAATAGCCGATGATCGGAACTTCGCCAATAACGGCCTCAACTGCGTTGTTTGAAATAAGGTAAATGCGCTCTATTGCCCCTGACCTTGCGTATTGTTGGAGCACGTTAAATGTTACGCGCTCGTGTGTCTTTTTACGCTCGCTTAGGAGTGACCGGTCAGGCTGGATGTAGACGACGCTTATTCCTTTCTTGTCCTTTATTCCTTCCATTACTCGGAGAGACATACCAGAAATGTCCCCCGATCCACCTATTACAATGTAGCACGCTCCCTCTGCTGTGTCAAGGAATTTTTTGAGGTCAGGTGCATTTTGTTCGTACTGCTCTGGCCCTTGCTGCTTCTCTATAGTGTAGCTGTTCTCGCCTCGCCTGTCAAGGTCAATGTAGAAAGTTTTATACTGCGGGTATTTTGAAAAACACTCCGCAATAGCACAGCCAGCCTTTCCAAGACCAATGATGTTCATGGCGCAGCCTCCAACGCGGCCACGAGGGCGGCGGCTTCGGTGTGGTCAGATTGCGCGGACGTGCCCACAACTCGCCAGCCATGCACGCCGCCCGCAGTCAGCAGGGGCTGGCAGGTCAGCCAGTCGCAGCCCCAAGCCTCCCGCACCAGCGCGAGCAGGCACCCGACGGTAGCAGGGTCGTCGAGGTCGGGTATGGGAAACAGGCCGCCAGGATACGTCCCATCGTCCGCCACTCGCGAGGGATACAGATGCCCCGCATCGAAGGTCAGCCGCCGCATCCCCGGCATCCATCGCCAGTGGCGACAGGCTACTGCTCTCTTTGCTAGGTCATTCATCACAGGTTAATCTCTTTCATATCGCCAAAGTTAAAGCCAGCGCGGACATTGACTAGGAACTTGCCGAGATCAGTGTCGCTGAAAACCTTTAGCAACTCTGGGATCTTATGTCTCTCGCCTTCCTTCATGTCAAGGACGATGCTGTCGTGGATGATGAAAGCAATAAAACTTTCCAAGCCCTCCATCGCCTCGTTTACCTTGATGACCTGGCGAAGAACAAGATCGGCGGTGGTGCTTTGGACGATGTAGTTTAGAGCGTGAGAGTGATCGGCAGGAATAGTTCTGTCAAAGATCGTCTTTACCTCGCCGTTCTTCCAAAACTTGGAACGGACGGCATCACGATCATAAATAGACGCAAACCTTTCATTTGTTTTGTTTTCATCATAGAGCCACGCAAGCAGCCCTACCTTCGCTTCTCCGCGTGTCGTGCCCTTGCTGAATAGATTACGCGCATTCCAGTCGTGAATGTCTTCTAGGGGTGGTGTAGAGCCTCCCAGGGCCATTAGCGTTCGTAGTTCGGCTGCGTTGAAGTCCAGTTCAACGAACCAGTCGTTAGTTGGCTGGATGATGTGGCGAAAGTCTTTATTTAGTGTCATAATCGGAAAGGTTTCAAACTCGCTGGACAAGCGACCTGTGATGGTTCCGTTGATGCGATAATGACAATAAGGAGACACGGATCCCAAACGAGCGTTTAGGTGCTTGCCCTTGTCTGTAATGCGCAGCCTGTTGAGCGCAGACTGGTCGATGTTGACCTTTTGGCGGCGGATCTTCGTCAAAACCTTCGTAAGATCAGCCAAAAAGTCATAGTTAGCAGGTCTTTTATAGTTTTCGAAGACGTGCTGGGTTATTTGGTCTTTCATTTTACAATAATCCTTGAGAAAAGTGGTTGGAACGAGGTCAAAAAAGCAGTTTTCGTTCAGATCGACCTTACCAAGAACGAAAGAACGGTAAAATGCTTTTAGTTTTGCCTCAACCTCTAACCACTTGTCTAGGAGGTGAGGTGGGCAAACGTCAGCAAGAGACTGATTGGGAGTGTATAGACTAGCATACTCCACGTCAAGGTCTCTGAGAAACTCAGCATATTTCCATGTCTTCTGCAAGTTGTTTGGTAGTTCTTCAAAATACAGTTCTCCGTCCTTATAAACCCCAACACACTCGCCTTTATCGTCGAGCGCCTGAAAATACATGACCCCTCCAAGTCTATTTCAGTATATCACAAAGTTTGATGCTTGAACACTTCTTTTAACTGTTTCAGCAACATCGGCTTCGGCGCCTAGTCCTTGACGAGCGAAGTCCAATCGGGTTGCATCATAGAACAGTGAGCCTTCCAAGTGCTGCACATTATCGAACTTAGAGATAACATAACGCATCGCTGATGGCCTGTCAAGTTTTTTAACAATATTTCCTGCGTTCTTTGAAATTTGTTCAACTTGAGCATCGTTGTAGTCCAACCCTGTTTCAATATTACGGATCCTGACATACTTGTCAAGCCAAAATTCATCTGGGTAGGCATTTGGTATTCTTCTTGGGTCAACTTGGCGCCTTCTAATTGTCTTTCTTTGTTTAGAGCACATATTGAATGTTGATCTACCCCCGGCACCAACTGTTGGGCCTGACTCTTTGATTACAGTTCTTGCTCTATGTTGTGCTATTCTGTTGTAAAACTGAACCATCAGGTTTATGATAGATGGGATGTCGTCTCCATAGGTCTGTGTGTAGGCCACACCAAGAACATAGTTCGATCCACCAGGGAATCCAAACGCTTTCTCAATGTAGGGCGTCATTTGCGGAGAGTTTAGATCTGCCACAAGGCGCCAGGGGATGTTCTTGTCGATCACGAAACCATAACGAGATGCGAGGTTCTTAAAATACTGGAAGTTCTTTTGTCTGTAATAAGCATCGATCTTGTATTGGTCTTCGCTGTAAGGAGCATTATCTACCTCAAATGCTAAACCAGTTGAAAGAGGAGAATACTTTCTGGTTAGAAAATACATAGATCTTGTTATTGGTCTTTCTTTCGCAGTATCTTTAATGTACTGAAGAAAAGGATTGACAAAGGAATCAAAGTCTTCTATGTTATTGATCAGTCTATTATTCTTAACATAAGTTAGAAAATCTTCTGTTCTAGATCTTAGATTATTCTTATAGTCATCAAAAGGATTTATAAATGCTTTCTTAACACTTAGCTCAGTAAGAGCAGGTGCATTTTGATTAATGTAACCTTGTGCAAAATCTCTATCATACTTTCTTTTCATGTCTTTGTATGCTTCAGTTACAACCCTGAGCCCTACTTTGGTATTTGATTCAGGTCCAAAGTTATCAAGTTCTTTCTGATTTACAAAGACAGGGTTGAAGGATCCGTCTACTCTGCCAATGAAGATCTTCTCGTTTAGGAGAAAGTCTTTTAGTTGTCTAGTTTCCAGTGTAGGTTCGTTTGTTTCTGGGAGTAAGGGAATAGCATTAACGGAATAGTCCGCCCGTTTAATGATACTTTCTCTTGCTGGTAAGTTGTTCTTTGCTGCTGGCATTGTTATTCGTCCCACCTTTCTCGGCTACCGCCTGTTTGCCAGCGGGCCTTGATTGTTGTAACAAATGTTCCATCTGAAGAAATTGAGTTACCAACCTCAGTAATGAGGTGATAGCCCCCTAGACCCATGATATTTGCCCAGGATCTTTGACGGTTTCCGTTTTCCCCAAAGTCGGCCCAGGATGGACCGGCTCCTAATACTTCTGCGTCTATGTAGACCAGTTGTCCTATCTTAAATAGGTTGTTACCTACCATTTCAACGGTTACATCGTAGGCGTTGGAAAGTTGGTTTAGGAGAAGTCCGCCCTCTGAAGCGAACCTTGCTTCTGGGAGGAACTCTTGATTTGTCTTATTGAACTTGATTGTTCTTACTAGACCTCGATCTAAACCATAGGCAAGGTGATAGACGCCTTCTTTTATGTCAGCATCATATTCGCCACTTAGTTTCTTGTCGTCTATTATGCTAACGCTTATGACAAAGTATTCATAAAGGTTCGGTTTCGTACCTTCGCAGTTATTGACAAGGTTGTTTTCAGGCGAAACCTTTGATAGATCGACTACCTTGTATCCTAACTCTTCATCAAGGCTGTAAAAATCACTTTCTGAAATATCTTTGTGGCTATTGATTACTAGGGTCTGCGCTCGGACACTAGCATCGGTTAGTCCTCCGAAACACTCTGATCCAAGCAAATTTCCGACAACAGAAGCAACTAGATCATTCATAAAGTGAAAATATGGATATTCAAGAATATCTTTTGAAAGAACGTTGTCAGACATAAACTTTAAGAAAAATTCAACTGACACGGGGATATCTGCTAAGTTTACATCTATTTCTATTGGACCTGACGGTCGTTTTAGACTTAACTTTATGTTACCCAGAATAATTCTTAGGTTTTGATGAATATCTCTTGCCCTTTGTCTTCCTTCTTTAACTGCTTCTACAATTGCTTCATCTGTGCCGACTGTCTGGACCCTTTCAGATGCGTAACCAAAGGTTTCGAAAAGAGCATCAGATGCTAACTGGAAAGTAGATAATAGATCTTGCTCGATACCGGTCCCTGTGAGAGTGCTGGATACACTAGTAATTCTGCTGTCTATTGCAAATGCAGTGTCCCCGACAACACTATCGGTAATGACAGCGATAAGATCTCCCAAGAACATATATGCGACCTGCTCTTTAGATACAGTAGTGTTGTCTATCATTGCTTTGATAGTTTTATTTAGTGCTTCTTGATTATTTTCATTTGTTGCAAATGTCTCAGCAATACCCGACGCCGCCCGTCCGCCGGCGACAACTGCATCAATACTAATCGGATCTGGTAAGTTATTAGAATTCTTTGTCTGCCAGTTTAAAAACCTTGTGTTTTCTTGTGGTGTCATTTCATAGTTAAAGATTGCACCTGCACCTTCAAGCCTTTCGAAGATGTGAGAAGTAAAGAACTGCTTGCTTGATAAGACTATCTTTCTCTTTAGTGTCTCAAGTTGTTCTATTTTCTCTTTGTAGTTATCAGCCGGCTTCTTTTCCCTAAGTGAAGCGACAGCATCATCGATCTGCTTTAGGGTGTAGGTTCTCCCTTCGCCAAAGCCAACTGTAAGATCATCGGCCAAACCTCCCATCGGCAGGAGGATGTTCATGCCCTTGTCGGTCATAATGGCGTCAAGCCTACCACGAAGTTTGATGCTCAGCGAAACGGATCCATCATCGCCATATTCAAAGTTGTGACTTTGTGGAACAAGGGAGAGAATATCCGTGTGGCATTTTATTGCGTCTTTGAACTCTCCGTCATTGGTAAATGTTCCAAAGGTTTTGTCACCACCATTGTATCCAACCTTAACCCTTATTTCGTAACATTCAGGGGAAAAGTTTCTGTAGTTCTTTTCTCTCTTGTCTGGGTTTCTACAGTCTGGGACAAGAACAAGATCAATAAAGCGATAGTCTCTGTTTTTGTTTCCTCCGACCACGGCTCCCTTTCTCTGGGCAATAAACGCTGGGAAACTTTGGGCAAATAGTTTTAGTTCTGCTTCCACTTCCCTTGTTGCGGTAAAGGGATCAGAACCAATAAAGTTCCAGTTAAAAGACTTGACGCCAATGTCCATTCCTCGCAAGAACTTGTTTTCAGTTCTACCAAGAAAGTCGATTTCAGTTGTCCCGGTTATTCCCTTTGTTGGGTCAAACGCAGTTGGGAACTCAAACTCAACCAACTCGCCTCGGGTGGGCTGTTCGTCTTCTTTTTTGTCTAGATATTGCTTGTAGATCCTTAGTTTCGGAACAAGTTGTGCGATCTCGGCAGACATCATATTTGCTATTTTTGGTGCATGCTTCTTTAGATAGAGTTTGTTTGCTAAGTTAGTTGTTCCTGCGCCTGCGAGATAGATTCTTGTTCTATTGATTACATTAGAATAGTAGCCTGGGGTTCTGATGATCAAGTCGCTGGGGTCGGTCTCATAAAAAGGTACATATGGTCTGCCTTTACCTGCAAGGCGGTCTTGGTGAAACTTGGCAAAGTTATCCATGTTGTAAAGTAGGAAACACTGCTTTGCTCCGTTTACTATTTGAGCGTTGTCGGTGTCGATGGGTTCTGGATCGATTGGTTCACCGGCCAGCGCTTGCCTTGACTCCTGCTGCGCCTCTAATAAGGCCGCCCCAGCAGTTGAGCCAAGTTCTCCTGCTCCTGCTTGCTCTTGTAAAACCGAAGGATCGCTACGCTCATATCGTGTAACTGCGTCTAGAGCAAAAGAATATTCTTTTGCTTCTCTAGGGGATAGTTCTTGTCCTGCTCTTATTTTTTGATTTGCTTTATCAATAGCAGAATTAAGAATCCTAAGTCGATCGGCTGTTTCTTCAGCCGCCACCGAACCATAGATTGCATTAGATGCCTGATCCGCAGCCGATGGAAAAAACCAACTTCTTTCTTCTAAAAGGCTTTCTCCATCCCCTTCGATTCTTCTAATTTCTCTAAATTGCTCTTTTAGTATTTCTTCTTTTGTCGGCATCTATCACACCGTCCCATAGTTGAAATAAGTCAAGACCTTTTGGAGCGGCTGTGGAATAAACACGACAACACCTGGCTTTACCATGCCTTCGTTTGGCTTCTGGTTATACCAAGCAATAACCCACCAAAGTTTTGGATCTCCGTAATACTCATTTGCAAGTTTATAGAACTTGTCGCCCTGCTTCCAAACATGCTTGAGAGGAGTGAAGCGCCTTCTGACTTGTGCCGTGAGAGGCGGAATCTTTGGTGTCTTGTATTGTGTTATTTTGTTTAGACCTCGTTTCTCGATGAACTCTTCGTAGAAATCAAGGTCATTCTCAAAAGTGTCTTCTGAACCATGTCTTGGCATTACAAGATTCCTCCGACCCATTCGGGCACATCGCCAACAAACCCAGGCGTTTTCTCGTGTAGAGGGATCAGATCGAAACGGAAAGTCGTTTCTGTGAAACCAATACTTGTTCCATTTGCCCCAAAGACAACCAACGGAGAATCAATGGGAGATAGACCAGTTCGTGGACTGTTTGAAAACCCGGTCATAGCACAGAGCAAAGGTGTGCCAACGCCGGCGGTTCCATGGATAACATCACCAAAAGTGATGTAGATAAGAGGAGGTCTCTGAATAGTAAGAGCATTTGTTATGCCAGAAGGAGCACCCTCGTAAACTGGATATTGCAGTTTCTTCATCTTAGTTTTAATCATGTTTGTTGCTGTAAGATCAGTTGTTCTGATTCCGAGCGTTATCTTCCTTGTCGTGCCTTTGTAGCTAACTATCGGATCCATTCTTCCAAAAACTTGTGTGGTATTGTAATCAGTGGTGAAGTTATCTTGGAACTCAACAAGTTGAAATAGGGAAATTTCTTTCTTACCGTCTTTTCTCGTCGGGTTCAAGACCAAACTATTCTTCGCCTTGTTATTGGTAGCCGAAGAATGGGCGGGGGTTATGATAAGTGTTGGTAATGACATCTAAACCTCCTAGCTCGAAACCAACTGGGTTCCAACAATGGCATCAATAATTGAAGCATAAAGCTTACTTGATTGCCCATTAACATAATTAGATACTTCAACGTTATTTATCGCTCCAGTCAGAGACTCCCCATCAATCATTATATTGAGTTTGATCTCTGGTGTCGGACCACCAGCAACCGCAGGGGCTGTGGCAGTAGGTTCTGGGGTGGCTGCTTCCGCTGCTATGCCAACCCTGTCCAGCGCGCCACCAGCAACGTTGGCAATCGCCGCTGGAACCGTAGAAGCAACGCCATATGCTGTGACAGTAGCGGTGTAGGCAAGAGCCTTATCTAGCTCTAGTTCGTTTATCTTGTCAATACTGGTGGCGATACCTTGACCAACGGCAAGAAGAGACTCTGCTGCCCCCGCGATGAAGTTGGACATAAAACCTGCTACCACCTTGAAACCTTCGACAACCATGTAGATAGCCAGTCCGATCGCCCCAATGGCGGCAGCAATAGAAAGAGCAACACCAGCAATTGTTCCAAGGACAGGAATAGCAGCCGATGCACTAGCAGCAAAGGAGGCCATAGCCTTTCCGCCGGCCCCAAGAACACCATTTAGGACACCTTGAGATGCAGCCGCCCCTTGTGCAGCGGCAGCCCTTGCACCTTCGGCAGCAGTATTAGCCACAAGCTGAGTTGTGTATTTGCCAGTTGCTAGTGCTAATAGATTACTCCCTGTTTTCAAAAGAGCAAGTCCTCCAATTAGTGGTCCAATGTACCTCATAATTGGTGAAATAAGATCCAAAAATTGCTTAAAGATAGAAACAAGAGGCCCAAAGGAGATTGCAAGACTCATTGCAATTTGAGACAACTCTTCCATTAATGTGTTGAACTGTGCGGTCTGATCTGCCAGTGCTTCAATGTCCGCCGCTGATTTCTGTGGGGCTTCGACAAGATCTATTCTTCCTCGCATTAGGAGAGCCAACTGCTGTTCATTGAGTCCCGCAGCAGAAGCGATAGTCTTTCTTTGATAGTAGTCCATTTGTTCAAAAGAGAGCCCAGCATCATCAAGTCTGTTCTTCAAAATCTCAAGTCGTTTTGATAGGTCAGTTTCTGCAACAAGTTCTGTTGCATTTAGGAAAGGTCCGCCAAGAAGTGCATTTAGGCGACTAACTGATTCTGCTGCTGTGTCAAAACGATCGAATTTCTGAACTATTCCAAGAAGTTCATTCATTGCAAGACCGGTGCTCTTCGACTGTGCTTCAAGGTTTCTGAAGGCATTCACACCATTTTTACCCATTGCTGCAATCTCTGGACCCATTTGTTGGAAGTCACCGGCTATCTGACTCGCAGAAACCCCCAGGTCTTGTGCAAAAACAAATAGTTCTCTTTGTAGAGCGGCGGCTTCATCGGTAGACTGTCCGAGAACCTTTGTAGCAAATTGAATGTTTTTAGCTGTAACCTCGGCGGAAATACCAAGTTCGCTTAGGATCGCGACTGTCTTACCAAGTGTTTGCTGTTGTGCCTCACTCATCTCTGTGAAGTCGGAAACATTGATGAATAGAGATTGGACTGCTTGCGCGGCCTCAGCGGACGAGACGCCTGCATCAAACATTGAACGCTCTAAACCGCGAATGTTGTCATCAAACTCTCCAGAAGCACCTGTTGCCCTATTAAAACTGACAACTGCTGCATCTTGTTCCAGAGCAAGTTTGGCTGACATTTGAGCCGTTGTATCTATCAGTCCTCTGGTGACAGCAAGAGGGTCTTTTAGCTTTCCGAGGTTCTCCTTCATTTTGCCCGAGAATGCTGCTGGATCGGTGATAAATGCTCCTATTGAGGTCTCTGGGGCTTCCGAGTACATGAAGCCAAATGTTCGATCAAAAAGGTTGTCCGCGTGCTTTAGGACCGATTGTCTCAACTTCTCTTGTTTTGTTAGTATTTCGACTTGTCGCTCTTCTTCTACTGTCTGTTGTTTAAGAAGTTCTAGTTGTTCCTTGAGTCTGGCGACCTCTTCTTCGTTCTGGTCGTTAATCGCCTTAGCAATGTCTGCTTGGAATTTTACGAGTTGAGATCGATTTTCATCGATCTTAGTTTGTATTTTTGATATTTCGTTTATTTTTAATTGTGTTTCGTAATCAGATTGCGCAACATCACCTTGTTCTTTTTTGAGTTCAAGAATTTGCCTTTCGACCTCAAGGCGAGCCTGTGCCTGCTCAAGAGTCTCTTGAGCGGTCCTAAGTTCGCCTACGATTCCGGTTCCGCCTTCTTCTTCTGCCATTGTTTAGTTTCCTATTTGAAAGGCCATTTAATGCCGGTGTCTCTCTCAAAGTTTTTGACTGAGTTGTCGAGTTTTGCCTTGTTCTTGTATGTTGTTGGGTGATCCAAGCCGTAACGACGAACAGCATCCATGTATTTTGCTTCACCGTTTATTGCTCTGGCAAAAGACTCAACATCAGATTTAGAGCCCTTCACCTGAATATTTGGAGCCCAGCCACCAAAGATGCCTCTCATAAAGTATTCAATCCAAGCACCAAACATTCCGAGAAGACCTTCATCGAGGCTTCTTCTCTTCAATACATCAAGGTCGAGGACCATTGGTGCCAACTTACCTTCCTTAAGAGCACCAGCCGCTCCTACGATTCCTACGCCAGCCGCCCTTAGGATTAGGTATTTTATTCCCTTGGCCTCGCGCTTCTTAATTTCTTCCTCAAAGGCATCATCAATCTTTTTGACCTTTAGTTCACCCTGTAACTCTTCAAAAGCCTTTCTAGCCTGCTCTGGTGCAACTTCAATCTCTTTGGTCAAAACTTTGATCAATTCATCATCTTTTGTGCCACTTGGATCTATTTTTGCTGCATTTGAAGGCTCGGGCGATGCTTCTTCTTCATCCAAGCTTCTAAGTTCTTCTGTTAATGCGCCCTTGCGAAGAACCCTCTTTGTAATGAAAAAGTTCTTTAAAATTCTTCCAAACTTTGGAATCAGTTGAGAAGGCTTACCAGAGTTCAGGGCCTGGACCGCCAATAGTTCTGCTGCCTCATCGAGATAATCAGCAACCTTTTCTTTTTCTGCTGTTGTGACTGCTTCTGGAGCGCTCACCTCTTCCGGTGGCTTGGCTGGGTCTACGCCTCCACGCTTACTGCCCCTTGCTCGGGTGCCGGCTTTTTGGCCTCTTTTCTTCATTCTCTTTAAAGCCAGTTGTCTTCTTGCGCGATCGACGAAATTCTTAGTTCGTTCACGACCCGCTTTTCGACGGGCTTCATCTTTACCTCGCTTGAATGCCTCCCAGTCATCTGCGACTTCGCCACGAGATAGCAAGTCTTGAAACTCATCCCAGTCAGTCAGATCTAAAACTTCATCATCCTCTAAGGGTTGTTCCAGCAACAACGACTCCGCTAGAACAAGATCGATTTCTTCATTTAGGTTATCCATTTACAATAAATCCCCTTCTCCCTATAAATAGTTTCCAAAAGCAAAAAGCCCGAAGGCTTAACGCCTACCGGACTTAGACTTCTTCATTGCTTCCTCTGTCTTCTCATTTTCCTTTTTGATTTGGTCAGCGAGACGCTGGAGGAACCATCTGCGGATTGTTATTGGTAGATTGTAAGCCTCGGTAAAAGACCAGTTGCCGTGATACTTTAGGAGAAAGAATTCCTCATACACGGACTGGATGTAGTTATTGTCTAGACCAAAAGAAATCTACCGTTAAAGGTATGTCCACCTCCTTTTCAAAGCCGCAAGAAGGACAAGCAAAGTGTTGGGTCATGTCAAGCCCTGGAACGACCTTCAGGTAAGCCGCACGCAAATAACGGGAGTCATATGCGGGAAGAACATCAATGGCCCTGTGGACGGTCTGTAGGTCTTCTACGCCGTTTATTGAAACGATGATCTTGCGAAGTTGATCGGTCAAGTTCGTTTCGTAAGCAGTCTTCTTCTTTGACTGCATCTTGGAAACCAGTTCGTTCTCATCTCGGTTTGTCAAAAGACGAACCTCAACCTCAAACTTGGTCTTTGGAAGACGAACAGTGTAGGTTCCACGATCAGTTGGAACAATGTCGTGTCCCTCGTGGTTGTCGCCGTGGTAAGCCTCAACTGCATCAAGATCAAATGTGTTCTCTGAAACTGTTGTGCAGTTGGGGCAAGTAACCTTCGTTGTGTAGTCCGGTCCAAAGCCGTTGATGCGGGAAGCAACAAGAATAGCGTTCTTGTCGCCTGTTAGAAGGGTTTGAACATTGATGCGCTTGTTAAGAATGATGTTGCTTAGGAAGCGGTCAATGGCAATGCCCTTCTTAAGAAGTGAAGGTGAAGTTAGAATGTCTTCGTCCTTTGCTGTCATGTATTTGATTTCAATAGTCTCTTCCATGTGTAGAGGATGACCTTCTGGGTAGAAGCGTCCCTTTGACGGAAGATCAACCAACTCGGTAGGAACTGAAAAATCAAATGTTGGTTTGTTCTCTGTCTCGCTCGTCTCGTGCGTTTGTGGTGGTGCTTCTGCTCCCGCTCCAAAACGCTTGCTGTTATCTCTCATTATTACCTCTTGTTAAATATGTTAAGTCTACGGTGTTGAAGGTTCAAACCCGTCGGAAATACCAGGCGGCGCCCCTCCCCCGCCTGCATCCTCGGCAGGTGTTTCAGTCACCTCTCCTGTCGCTGCGTTGGTGGTACTGTCCTCCTCTGCGCCGGATGTGTCGCTCTCAACAACATTTCCTGTAGCAGTATAACCCGGACAGTTTCCTTCTGCAAGCCAATCTTGAAAATTTGGTCTTAAATCTGCACTGACATCTTTATACATAGAGTCGTAGATAGAGTTGCAATTGCTTCTTATTTTGCTTTCTCTCGGTTTGCTTAACTCTGGGTTGACATTATTGCCGTCTGCAAAGTAATCGTAATACTGCTCTCGACCAACCTTAGGGAACTCGACTTTAAAGTTCGAGTAATACCAAGTCATTGAGATCTCTACAAGGCCATCAGAAGAATAATCCAACTTTCCAAAGTCAACCGAACTTGGGTAAGCGTTGTAAAGAGTCCACTTTTCAAGTTCGTTGCCCTTGTGATCTAATTGAAAGATCTGGACTTCCCCGATCGTGTCCAAGAAACTACTAACAAGAGCATCTTGGCCAGGACCATATTTGTTGAAAATGATTCTTCTAGCCTGGTCTTCGTTCAAGCCACCTCGACGAAAAAGCCTTGCAATCTTTCTTGTTGTATTTGGATAATATGGATCAACAAGAACCATGTTGATTTCTTTGTATTGTGGATTGGAAACCTTTGGACTTGGATTCAGAGGAAAGAACTGTGTAGCATACTGGCCCTTATTCGGGTCAACAATGGTCATTCCTGGCTTGTCAATAGACTTTGCATACCAGGCAACACCGTTTTCGCCATCCTGGTCATCAGCAAAAACATCGCCCTCTTTAGGGCGAATGTCTTCTAACGCAAAACCAGGAATAACAACTTTGAACCGAAACTGAAGTTTCGGGTCTCTTGGTCCTGAAAACGGGTCTGCTTCCTTAGTTGTCCAAAACTGAGGAAGGACCACATCTACGAAATCGTCAACCGGAGCCATTCAGCCTCCTTTAGTTGGAGCCTGGCGTGAATCTCGGTAGAGTTCTGACGGTGGACTGAGGACTTGTGAAGGTGGCCCAATCGTAGCGGACCTTGAGAGTAACTTCTGTAAGATCATCAGAACTGTAGTCTAGATCTCCGAAAGTAATCTCCTTGACCCAACCGTTATTTAGAGTCCACTCTTCAACAGCGTTTCCATCTTCGTCAATCTGCTCAACCAAGACTGTTCCAAGAGCACCAACAGAATCAGACTTAGAGACAGAGGAGAAATCTGTGTCTGCATTGATGCCGCCTGGAATACGGTAACCGGCAGCAATAAGAAGATCAGCAAGTGAACCGCCAACATCTGGCTCGACAGGATCAACAAAAGTAATGTCAACCTCACTCCATTCTGTACGCGCCGGCCAGTAGTAAGTGTGGTTTAGATACTGGTGTGAAGCCTCAGAAAAAGAGACAGACGGCTTGCTTGCCTTTTTGGCATACCAAAGGATGCCATTCAGGGTAGAAGAACTACCTCCCTGAAACTGAATTCTAAATCTAAAGCCTCTTTTTGGATCCCTAGCCGCCGCATTGGTCCAGAAGTTCTGTGTGTTGTCTGCCATTACAAAAATTCTCCTCTTTGTAGTAAATAGTGATTACTTTGTTTTAGTCCTCGAAAGAAGCACCAGAGCGAGTAATGATGAAGTCAATGGCAATGAACTCGATGGCGCGCGTTGGCTTAATGAAGATCTTAGCGTAAAGAATGTTTCTATCCACAAGATCTGGAGTTGTTGTTGTCTCATCAAGGACAACACGGTAGTCATCAATGCCGAAGTTAACCTTCACGCTGTCTAGGAACTTCGTGGCACGGCTCTTGAAGTCGTTCCATGTAGCCTGGACGTTTGGCTGGAAGAGTGTTCCGGCAGAGATTCTTGAGATGCCACGCTTGACAAAGATCATTAGACGACGGACATTGATTCGGTCGAGGGCCGAAGGTGTAGCCTGAAGCGTCTTCTGGCCGAAGACCACGATGCCTTCCGCTGGGAAAGAAGCAATCGGGTTGATGTTTACGTCGTAGAGATCGTCGCGGTTGCGCGAGGTCAACTTGGTCTCGACACCGACAACCGGAAGACCACCAGCACCGTTGGAGAGTCCACCTCGGTTGAAGCCGGCAGGAGCGAACCAAACATCAGCAGAGCGCTCTGTGCTCGCTAGAACACCGAGAGCAACAACAGATGGCGGAACATCAAGGAGAACGCCATTGATGGTGTCGCGGACCTTAACCCATGGGTAGTAAGCAGCACCGTAAGAGTTATTTAGGTTTCTTGCCTTGATATTGGTAAGGACAGTGTTTAAGTTGCCCTTACGAGAAGAACGTGAACTTGAACTTTCGTGTCTTGGAGTAAAGCCGCCTTCGACATCAATGACAGCGAGAGTGTCGCCGCGAGCCTCGGCAGTCTGGATGATGTGGTCCGTGACACGATCATCAGTAATACCAGGGATGCTTAGAAGATTCATTTCGGCAACTTCTGGATCCGCAACAGTATCGATTGCACGACGAAGTGTGTAGTAAACATAGCTGTTCTGCTCTGTCGGGTCGGTGTTGATAAGAGAGTTGCGGAATGGATCGCGCTCTGTGATGTCTAGGCCATCAAAGCCGCCGAACATTGGTGAAGTGAAGCGGTTGATTCTTGAGTCTAGGACGTTCTTGAAGCGGGCTGTTCCAAGTGAACTTGAAGCAGTCCAAGAGGTGCCTGCGACCATGGAGCCAGAAGACCAGACCGCCTGTGTAATGTTGTTCGACGGAGCAGACGACGTGAAGTTGGAACCTGTTGTGACAATAACCTCATCGAGTGAGAAGATCCACTGATGTTCTAGGCCAGCCAAGCTAGCCTTGCCGAAGTCATCAACCCACTGAGCATCTGAAATAACAGCAGAACCGAAGGCCCTGAGGTAATCTGCGTAGCCAGGGTCTGTTACATTTGAAGAAACGTTCTTGCCTGTCTGTAGACCGAAGTAAGCGTTTGATGTAGGATCTGCTCCGTCATTAGAGGATCCAGCCTCAGTTGATGCCGTAACACGAATTCCAACCGCCGGGAAGACAATGTTTGCCGTTCCGAAGGCTTTGTTGTCAGCGTTGACAAGCTTTCCAGTATCGACGAAGTGAGCCGTTGGAACATTGCCGGAACCCTGGATGTAAGCAGTTACTGGACTAATAGCCGTGCTCGCAGAAGCGAATGTGGCCGCCGGGAAGCGAGGTGGACCGTAAACACCGAACGGTAGGAGAGCAGCGTTTGGAGCACTAGTGTCATAATCAGAGTGCATGTGGACGCGAATGTAGCGTGAAGCATTCGGGAAATCGCCAAAGTCGCGGTAACGCTTTTCAGTTGAATCCCACTCCATCTGCATGTCACCAATCTTCGCGGCAATGAAGTTAGCGGAGTTCTTATCAAGATTACAGTTTGAGAAGCGCTCTAGGACAACCGGACGAAGGTCACTATCGTCTGCTCTACGGACAACAACATCGAAAGTTCCAAACTTGACATTCTCGTTTGCAGAAGCACGAATGTTGTCAATGGAAATCTTTACATTGTCCTGTAGCCAAGAACCGTAGCCGTTGATTCCAACAAACTTGAATAGTTTCTGCATTCCACCGTAAGAGTAGCTGCCGGTGTCAGCAGAGAGGTTCTGGCCGAAGAACCAGCCAGAGTGAGCGTCACGGTAAGCCATGCGCTTCTCGTGGTTACCTTCGTCAGCGTTTCCAGAAACAACTGGAAGGATTACACCATAGTAGTCATTTGAACTTGGGACAAGACTCTCTACTGTAAGGTGACGCTCGAAAGTCTCGCCTAGCCAATAAGGCTTATCGTTATCAGAGCCCTCGATGGTTGTATTTACCAACTGCGGGTTTGTGCTGAAGACTTTACGAATAAAGTTCTCGCTGCTCTCGTTAAGGGAGAAAGTAACATTCTCGATTTCTGTGCTCGGAGTCTGAATAACTCGGACCTTGAACTGACCAGAAGCGTCGGACTTAACTAGTGTAGCAACACCTTCAATCTGGTTGCCGGCAGGAGACGTACCGGAAAGGACCGGAACAGAGCCGCTATCCATGTACCAGACAGCCGCGAGCGTTCCGTCATAAGTTGAACCATCAGCGCCAGACGGGAAGATGAAGAGACCAAAGGGACCACCGTTAGATGCAAGCGTAGGGTCAGGGGCATTCTGTGTCTCCCAACCAGCCTTGCCAGCAGCGTTGGCATCTGGGTGCTGCGTGCCGACTAGACGAATGAATGTGACAGGACCGACGCCAGAGCGGAGGTAAGCCTGTGCTGCATATGCACCGTAGGTAGGAGAAGAATAGTTGCCCTCGCGCCAGACATCACTTACACCGCCAAGACCGGCTATTGGGTTTCCGAAGATCTCAACGAACTCTGAAAAAGAGCGAACCTTGGTCGGGATCATGCCCGGTCCCTTCTCAGTGCGGCCAACGATAACGGGACCGACGTTTTCGGGTAGGGCTGGGATTTGGGACTGATCGATTTCGTTTAGGAAAATACCTGGGGAAACGAATCTAAACTTGTCAACTGGCATCTATTAGTCTCCTTGTGCAGCATTCATACTACAATGCGTTTCTCATAATAAATAGTCTATTATAGAAGCAACCACCTTTACTCTCTATAAAAACCTTCGTCGTCATCTAGGAAGGTATTTATGTCTCCCAAGATTACTCTTTCTCTTGGAATCTTTACATCTACATAGTTTTCTATTGTTGTAAACTTCGGCTTTGGATCATTCTTGCCCTCGCCCATTAGATAACCAAGGACTTTGAACTTGATGTCTGTAATGTAAGTTCTTTCTTCTTCTCCGAGATCCGCTATGTTGTTGCTGTAAGAAATGTCGCCCTCAACAAAGGCTTCGTATCTATGACCTTCATTTGTGATAAAGAAAGAGTTAGCCTGTCCCGTAAAGGAATAGAAAGGCTGGGTTAGGTCGTTCATCTGTTGCACGAACTCAGTTCTGATGCGAAGAGAGTACATTGCGTTAACCCAAATAGGAATGGGCATGTAAACTGTTTCAAAAACAACACGGCTTTTGTCCGTCTTTGTTTTGATTGGAAAGTTTAGTTGTCCATTTCCTACGTTGTTACCAGCACCATATTGTCTCTTTGAGAAGGCGTTCATAAAGTTTGATGTTTTGCCTTGGTTTATTCGCCTCGCTGCTGGAATGTTGACTCTACGAACTCTATGCATTCCGCGACCAAAGTCTGGCATATGAGCCTGGAACGTTCCTTTAAAAGCAGGATCTTTTGTCATCGACGCTCTTTCAAGTGTCATAAGAGGAAGTTTGAATACACCCTTCTTGTCTCTTATGTTTTGATCATCGCTGTTCTTTATTTGATGGGAGCGCTCGGCTGCAACCCAAAGAACAGGAACACGGACATTGCCTTTGTTTGTTTCAGTGTGAAGAGCAAGTTCATCTTTTACATAGTTGAAGATCGCTGTGTCGATGTTCTCAATAGTAGAGGGCATAAACGGGATCTCTTTTAGATTCTCGTTTGCTCCTTCTATTCCTGTGTGGTCGTATTTAGGTGCCATCGAATAGATCCTCTCGTGCTCTGACGCACTTGGCTGAAATCTCTAATAGGTGGTCGATCTGACCATAAAGTTGTTTTGGTTCTGAAAGAGTGACGATCTCATAGAAAGTGTCGCCATAAAGAACAAAGTCGCCTTCTCTTACATAGAGGTCTTGATCCTCGGTTAAACGCCTCTTGTGAAAATGAACAATGATGGATGCGTCTTTGTCAAGTCCGATGTTTTGCTGATACTTTGTTTGGATACCTTCCCACTCAACAAGAGCGTGAACCCTTACAGGAGGAAGAAAGTTCTTTTTTATTGCCTCGCCATAGATCGGGTGGTAGTTGGTTGTCTTGTCGTCTATTGGGTA